TATCGGGATCATGGCAAAGAATTGTGTCTGCGAGTTCCCCGGAGGGCATTTTATCCTCGGGGTGGATGACCTTTATATCAACAATGGTCAGACTGTCGCGCCGATCTTGCCATCTGAATTGAAGGATTGGATGTACAACGTCATTGATGGGGAGTACGCCGACCGCTCGTTCGTTGTCACAGATTACGGTCGCAGTGAAGTTCTAGCCTGCTTTGTCAGTGCGGATTCAGCAAACAATCAGATTGATAAGGCAGTGGTGTTCAACTACATCACTAAAGCATTCACGATTCGTGATCTTCCAGAATTAGCGCACATTACACCCGGCGTTGTTGATGATCCTCTTTCCTTTGGCACATGGACTGCGGCATCAGGTGGCTGGGATTCTGCCGCTGGGCGCTGGGCGATGTCGTTCGACAAATTCGAGGACGTTTTAGTATTTGCTTCCCCGGTTTCGACAAAATTATTCCGTGACGGTAGCGGCAATAAGGAAGACACGACAGATATGACCGCCTTTGTTGAAAGAACAGGTATGTCAATGACGGCAGAAGGAAACCCCGACCAATCCACAGTTAAACGCATCACGGCAATTTGGCCGAAGATAGAAGTGCTGAATGCCGACACGGTTGATCTGTATGTTGGTACTCAGATGTCCACAGAGGAGGCTGTGAGCTGGAAAGGACCGTTTGCCTTTAACCCCGATACCATGTCTAAAGTGTCCTGTCGTGCAACGGGGAAATTGTACGGAGTAAAAGTGGAATCGACCAGCGACACCCACTGGAAACTTTCGGGCCTCACGTTTGAATTAGAGAACGCAGGCCGAAGGGGTAGCCGTGGCTATAGCTGATTCTAAAAAGTGGAAATCAGTAACTCGGTATCAACCCGGTCCACCCCCTGTAAACCCGCAAGATATTCCTATTTACCTCACCAACGAGTTAAACCGATTGGGTGAGGTGGTTTTCAACCTTTCCAAACTCCGGTTGGAGGAGAGTTTTGCGGCTCCCGACAAGCCAAGAAAAGGGCAGATCGAATACGCAGATGGAACCTCATGGGATCCAGGCAGCGGAGCAGGGATCTATTATTTTGACGGGTCGAGTTGGAATCAACTGTAGCCCTTGTCTCCCCGGATGAAATTACCGGACTCTGGCCCCACGTTTCTGACTTACTGGAAAAAGCGCAGCCTCATTCTGAAGGCGAGTTAGCGACAGAGGATTATTATCCTCTTTTGAAGTCAGCCCAGATGCAGCTCTGGGTAGCAGTTGAGCAAAGACAAGTGATCGCCGCGATGGTGACACAGATAATCCCGTACCCACAAAAGAAAGTCCTCCGTATTATCGCAATCGGCGGCAGTGGGATGGAAAGATGGATTTCTTTTTTACCCAAGGTGGAGCAGTTTGCCCGTAATCTGGAATGTGATTCTCTGGAAGCCTGGGGGAGGAAGGGGTGGAAAAAAATACTCACTGATTGGAGTGATAGCTACATCGTGTTTACGAAAAAATTGAGGAAAATCTAATGGCCGGTGGATTATTTGGCGGCGGTACAAGCGCGGCAGAAAAATATGCAAAATTTGGCGCTGGGGAATATACCTCGTCAGACTTTGAAAGTTATGTTGACTCCCGGCCTGATCTTGCGGCGGCATGGTCGAAAATTGAGTCCGATCCTAGCGCATGGGATAGCAAGTATTGGATCGACAAAGGTGCTACCAGTAAGTCTGCCTTTGGTCGCGCTCACGCGGCAGAGGACGCTGAACTTTACGCCGGTACTTACGGTGCAGGGGGTACGAAAGTTTTGCCCGGAACTCCCGAATACGAGGCGTATTTCCCCGGCGAAGGAACATACTTTGACGAATTCATTGCGAAACCTTCTGCTGGTAGTGGAGGTGGATCATCAGCTTCTTATGCCACTAATCCGTTCTACCCTCAGTTAGTACAGGATTACACCCCACCCGGACTTTTGGATTGGTCAGGATATATGCCAGCAGGCGGGTTATTCGGACACGATCAATACCAGCCGTGGACTAATCCCAACAATATCCCCAGCAATATCTTCAACTATCAGCCTCCTCGTATTCACGCAGGGGGTTATGGCTCCACAGGGGTCTACCCGACAGGAAGCTACCCCACAGGGGTTTACCCGACAGAAGGCTACTCAACAGGGTATATCCCAACCGAAAGTACCTCAACCGAAAGTACCTCAACTAGCACCCCAGAGTATGACCCCAATAAAGACCCCGGATGGGATGAAGGTGGGGGTGGTACAGGTAGTTTTGATAATCCCAGTATGCATGGTTATGGTGGTTTCCCAACGGGGGGCTGGGATACTTGGAATGCTATTGGGAGGACGCTAGGTGGATCAGATGCCCACGGGTGGAGTGGCCCGTCATTCGGCGCTGGAGATATACACGGGTGGGATAGTACCTTCCCCGATATAAATGCAGTACAAGCGGAACCCGCTTACATCGCGCCAATTCAATCCGCTCATGCTTTAGATCAATTAGCAACAGCATATAACCCTCCTCATGCTTTAGATCAATTAGCAACAGCATACCAACCCGAACACGCTTTAGATCAAATAGCGCAAGCGGCGCATGGCCGCAAAAGTGCGGTTACAACACCCTTACCATCTCCCCCTCCCCCCTCAGTAGTGGATATAACACCCCTAGCAGTAGCACAGGACGCAGCGCATAACAGTCAACGTGCGGCGCAAGAACGAGCGATGCAGGCGGCACAAGCCCAAGCAGCACAAGCAGCAGCCCTAGCACAGCAAAGAGCATCTGCACAGGCAGCAGCAGCAGCAGCAGCACAAGAACGAGCACAAGCACAGCAGAGGGCAAATGAGTTCGCTTCAGCACAAGCGGCGCAACAAGCGGCTAAGACTGCGTTAGCCAGAGGTATCTTTACTGAGAACCTGATAGAACAAGCGTATGCCAATTCTGGTAGCGGTAATAGCCCGGCAGGGTTACTGGCTAGTTATGCCCAGATTGGGGGCGGCCCCGGAACGCCAGGAGATTATGGTGGGGTTGGAGGCGGATTAAGTGGCGGAAGCCCACACAGATAGGAGAACATAATATGGGCGGCGGAACACAAGTCAGCACGGCAAAGAATGAACCGTGGGAGGAACAGATACCTTACCTAACAGCAGGGTTTGACCAAGCTAGAGGACTGTACAATAAAAACCCTCCCGCCTATTACGGCAAGGAAACTCTTGCGGGTTTCGATCCAGCGCAGACAGCGGCTCACACATCTGCTCTCGGATATGGGATGGGGCCAAGAGCCGCCGCGCAACAGGCCGGGGCAGAGAACCGCCTACTGAAAGGATTGTCGGGCCAAATCGACACAGCCACATTCAACCCGATGATGGATGTGCTTGGCAGACAAATGAAGTCGCAGTTGGAAACAAATGTTTTACCCGGAATCCGACAATCAATGGTTCAGTATCAACCGGGTGGTGGTTCACGCGGCGATATCGTTCAAGCCAATGCCATCGCCTCTGCAAACCAGCAGATGCTGAATAAGGCTTCAGAGATGACGTTCGGCGCACAACAGGCCGCTCAAGATCGCGCACAGAACTACGCGCAAATGTATCCATCCATCATGTCTGCGCCACTCGCAATGTACGGTGCTATGGGTGATGTTGGAGATGCAAGGAGGGCGATGACACAGGAGACAATTAACCGTGATATGGCTCGACATCAATATCAGAGTACCGCACCGCAGCAGGCTCTCCAAAACTACATGGCGATGATCCAAGGAAATTATGGCGGCACGACCACCCAGACAACGCCAGGGCCATCTGGTTTGCAGACGCTTGGGCAGATTGCCAGCATCGCCGCTCCCTTTGTAACGTCTGACATTCGGTTAAAGGAAAACATCGAGTTCGATGGAACTTGGCATGGTCACAATGTCTACACCTACAACTTCAAGGGCCGAACTACCCGAAGCCGGGGTGTGATGGCGCAAGAGATTGAGATCACTAGACCTGATGCCGTGATGGAGATCGAAGGTATTAAACACGTTAGCTACGGAGTGCTGTAATGCCAGGACAATCTTTTTACGGGCCGCTCTTGAAAAAGATCCCAATCACCAACCCCTTCACCGGTGTCGATCCTGGCCTCGCAGCCGCAGTTGGTGGCCCTGGCGCTGGCACAGGGGTAGACCCAAGAACCTGGCAACACGCACAGTCTAGCCTGCCCTGGGGCTGGGAGGACCCAGCATTCCGCGAGGGGTTAGCGGAAGCCTGGGCAAACAATGATCTCGCCGCCGGGTATCAGTCAGCAATGAACCCGCGAGCGCCAAAAGCACAATCATTCGGTAGTCGGACAGTCCAACCGGCGAAACAGCAGCAGCAGGCTTGGGTTAAACCGGCAGCACCCTCGGGATACGGGGATGTGTTGGGCCACCCGATTGAAGGGTTCCGAAGACGACCAGGGAGTATTTTCTAATGACACCGGAA